ATTAAAAGAATCAAAAGAAATATTTAATGACAAAACTATTAATCAATTAGAAAAAATTTTAAAAGTGCAACATCTAGGTGTAGATAAAAAAGATATTATTGATAATATAAATTCAAATCCAGAAAAAATAATTGTGTTTAATCATAGACCAGATACATACAAACACTATAAAGAATTTTTAAAAGTAACTGATAAACTTTATGAACAAAGGCAAGATTTTAAAGTTTGGGTTCCTCTTGCTAGTAAACCTGATAGAGAGTATATTATTGTTGATAAAGGTAACAAAGAATTTTATTACAACTTTTTAAAGAAATGTTATATAGGATATTCTCCTAAACAAACTTATGGTGGATGGTCTGTAGCAACTACAGATGGTATGATGAACGGTGTTCCTTATATAATGTACAATGAAAGTTATTATAAAGAACTATTTGATGGTGGAAACTTTATAGATAATGATAATGAATTATTAGAACAATTAAATTATTTTTTAGATAATAAAAAAGCAAGAAATGAATATGCTTTAGATAGTTTAACACATATTAAAAATAATTTAATATTTAAAAATGAAGTACAAGCAATGAGTGATTACATTGATACATTAGTTAAAAGTACAAAAGAAGTAGGTGAAAGTGAAGCATTAAAAAAGATTATTAATTGGATTAAAAAAGAAAAGAAAATGACTAAAAAAGAAATTATAACTAGTTTGGGTTGGGGTGTAGGTATAAAATGGACACCTTATCGTAGAGCACTATTGACAAATCCAAACATTTATGATAGTATGACAGAATATCCAACATACAATTGGATTGAATAAAATGAGGAGTAAATTATATTATGGCAGACTTTTTATGGGTGGAACAATACCGTCCTAAAACGATTGAAGAATGTATCTTACCTGAAGATACAAAAAAGACATTTACAGAATTTCTAAAGAAAAAAGAAATTCCTAATATGTTGTTATCAGGTAGTGCTGGTACAGGTAAAACTACCGTTGCACGTGCCTTGTGTGAACAATTAGGTGTTGATTATATCATCATCAATGGTTCAGATGAAGGTAGACACATTGATACGTTAAGAAACAAAATCAAAAACTTTGCTTCAACTGTATCGTTCAATACAGAATCAAAACATAAAGTAGTAATTATAGACGAGGCAGACTATATGAATGCTGAGTCTGTTCAACCTGCTTTACGTAACTTCATAGAAACATTTTACGAAAACTGTAGATTCATTATGACTTGTAACTATCCTTACAAGTTTATTGAACCATTACGTAGTAGAATGACACAGATTGACTTTAAGATAGTCAATGGTCAAAAGGTAAAGACAGCAAATGCTTTACTTACTAGACTAGGTAATATACTTGATGAACAGAAAATACCTTATGACAAGAAGGTCTTGGCAGAGTTAATTCAAAGATATTATCCAGACTTTAGAAAAACCATTAATGAACTACAAAGATATTCAGTTAATGGTAAGATAGATAGTGGTATCTTTTACAATCAAAAAGAGGCAGATTTAAAGACACTTTACAAATCATTAAAAGGTAAAGAGTTTGATAATATGCGAAAATGGGTTGTAAACAATTCAAGTGTGCAACCAGCAGACTTGTTTAAGACTATCTACTCATCACTAAAAGAGTATCTTCAACCAACATCTATACCACAGGCAATACTTTTATTGGCAGGATATCAATATAAATCGGCATTTGTCGCTGACCAAGAGATAAATATGGTCGCTTGCCTAACAGAAATAATGGCAACTTGTAAGTTTAAGTAAGAGGATAGAATGGCGAAAAGAACATTTTTAAGAACTTTAATAGTGAAGTTGAGAATGTGGTATGCTGATATAAGAGGACATCACGGTAAACGTTGGGATTACGAACCAGGTGATTACTATATGGGCAGCCACAAAGGTCACAGAAAACACGAAAAAAGATAATAACAAAACTTTTATATTATGTATGAATTGAAAGAATATTTAAAAGCAATCAATGAGTCTAAACAAGACTTGATGAATACTGGTGATGAGGCGTGGGCAAAGAAATATCCTGCGTATATAATTAACCGTTGTTTGTCTATGTTTTGGGATACACTTCCACAAGCAAATGAAATGAATGGTTATCACTTCCTAACCAATAAAGTACAGTTTCAATTTTTAATAAATAGTGTAAGAAAGAAAAAACGATTTGGCGGCAGATGGTTAAAGCAGTCCAAGTTGAAAGATTTAGAGTATGTAAAAGAGTATTTTGATTACAGCAATGAGAAAGCTAGAGAGGCTCTTAACATATTAACAAAAGAACAAATTGAAGTTATTAAAGAAACCTTGAATAAAGGTGGGAGAAAAAAATGAGTGAAGAAATACAATGGTCGCCTGATAATATGTTAGAGGTCACAATCAAACAACCAGACGATTTCCTAAAGGTTAGAGAAACTTTGACACGAATAGGTGTTGCAAGTCGTAAAGATAAAACACTATTTCAATCGTGTCATATATTACACAAACAAGGTAAATACTATATCGTACACTTTAAAGAACTTTTTGCTTTAGATGGCAAGAAGGCAACTTTAGTTGAAAATGATATACAAAGAAGAAATACAATCGCTATTTTATTACAAGACTGGAACTTAATTGATATAGTTAGAAAAGAAGACGCAGAAAATAAAGCGCCTTTAAGTCAGATTAAAGTTTTACCATTTAAAGAAAAAAAAGAATGGAACTTATCTGCTAAATATAACATAGGAAAAAAAGTCGTAAACGAAGATAGCGAAAATGCAAATACCGAAGTTTAAAGAATTTTTTGTAGAACAAGATTTAGAACGTAAAGAAAAACCTATTACGGTTGCTATTATTACAATAGCAGATTCTAAAGACCCTAAAGAAAATACAACTGCTGATCTTATACAAAAGGCGTGTAAGAAAAAAGGCATTAAGTGTATTATTGTAAATACAAAATCTACTATCATCACACAAAAAGACGAAGATAAAAATACCTTAACAGTTTACAATTATGACGGCAAAGGTGCCGAACATACCTTTGTAGGTAAAGATACAGTTTGTATAACAAGAGGTGGTGCTTTAGAAGATGAAGGTGGTTTATCTTTAATATCTGCTTTTCAAAATTCACAAGCATTTATGTTAAACACAAGGGCGGCAATGCTAACTTGTGATAATAAATTAACTACAGCATTATTGTGTGAAAAGTTTGGAATACCTATTCCTAGAACTGCATATATTTCTAATGAGAAAAATTTAAAGACTGCTTTAGATATGGTGGGAGGTAAATTTCCTATCATATTAAAAACACTTACAGGAACACAAGGTGTTGGTGTTATTAAAGTAGAAAGTTATGATGGTCTTGTGGCAACTGCTCAGGCAATGTGGAAATTAAATGCTGAAATGTTGATACAAGAATATATGAAAACAGATTTTGACGTAAGAACTTTTGTGGTAGACAATAAGATATTTGCAAGTACAAAAAGAACTCACAGTAGTTATGACTTTAGATCAAACACACATAGAGGTGCTGAAGCAGAACCATACAAATTAAGTGATGAAGAAATAGAACTTGTTTTAAAAACTGCTAGAGTATCCAGAGCATATATGTGTGGCGTAGATCATATAATTTACAAAGGTAAACCATACATTTTAGAAATTAATGGTAGTCCAGGTTCAGGTGCAGATTACGAGGGTTATCAATACAAAGATTATTATTCGGATCCAGAACCTGCTGGTAGAATAGACGGTGAAACTATGATGTCATATGTCATAGATTGGGTACAAGATAGAACTCATTGGGACAGACAATCACTTATAGAATGTGGTTGGTTAGAAACTATGGAAGTAGGTGAGTTAGGAAAAGTCAGAGCAAAATTTGATACAGGTAACGGTTCACTTGCTTGTGCCTTACACGCAGATGAAATTTTAGAATATAAAGGTAAAGTTGTTAAATGGAAGTATGATGGTAAAATTTATAGTAAACCTAAAAATGGTACAAGTGAAGTCTTTAGATCAAATGCAACTAGCGAACCTTCAGAAACTAGACCTACAGTATTAATGGATATTACATTTAATGGATTTACTTATAAAGATATAGAAGTTGGTTTAGACCAAAGACCGAGATCAGGTTCAGACATATTGGTTAATAGAGAGTTAATGCGACAGATGAATGTTGCTGTTAATCCTAATAGAACGTTTGTGTTAAGTAAACGAATGAAACCAATTGAAAAAGAAGGCAAACAAGACAAAATAGGTTTTGAAAAGAAATAACGCTTGACATTTTTGTCAAAGTGTGAT